GCACGGTATGAGGTTGGTGGTACGTTTAAGCCGATAAATGCCAAAGCAAGTACGCAAGACGGGCTAAATCCTTCGCATTGCGGAATTGATGAGATACACGCCCACAAGAACCATGACCTGCTGAATGTTCTTAAATCTGCGGCTGGCGCAAGAAGAAACCCATTATTTTTATACACAACCACGGAAGGCTACGAGAGTCCGGGGCCGTGGGGTGAAATTCGACACTTTGCCAAACAATTACTAGAAGGCACGGTCGAGGCAGATCACTTTTTAGCGATGTATTACGCGCTTGATGATGAGAATGTATCAGAAGATATCAAAGCAGATGACGATTTCGATGAGACGAAATGGATAAAAGCAAACCCGTTGATGGAAGTCAATCCGCTTCTGTTAAAAGAAATTAAGAAAGAAGCTATCGAAGCAAAGCTAATGCCCGGTAGACATGCTGAATTTAAGATTAAACGCTTAAACAGGCCATCTTCTGCTGTTGGCGGGTGGATTAATCTCATAAAATGGAAAGCTTGTACCGGACTGGTTGATCTTGAATGGCTTAAGCAGTTCCCATGTTACGGCGGCTTAGATTTAGCAAGCACAAGGGATATCGCATCGTTTAGGCTAGTTTGGGACGTTGAAGGAGTTATTTATACCCACGGGTGGCGGTTTGTGCCTGCGGCGGCTGTATTTGGTAGAACTGAACGCGGTTTAGTGCCGTATCAAGCCTGGGTACAGTCAGGCCATTTAATCGAAACAGGAAACGAAGTTATTGATTATGACGTTGTCGAGGAATGTATCAAAGCTGCAAACGATAATTTCGATTTGCAGATGATCGGCTTCGACTCATGGAACGCTAAACAGCTAACCCAGAAATTAATTGCTGATGATGTGCCTATGCAAGAATTTATACAAGGTCCAAAAAGTTACCACCCGGCAATGCAGGCACTAGAAAACGCTTATATCAGCGGTAATTTGTGCCACGGTAACGACCCGGTGCTTAATTGGTGCGCCTCAAATCTTATAGCCAGGACTGACCAGAATATGAACACAGCGCCAGACAAGAAAAAAGCACCGGAAAAGATAGATGATATTGTGGCTTTACTGATGGCTATAGGTGTTTCACTAGAAAATAAATCAGAAAAATCATTCTGGGAAACGGCTGCATGAAAAAAATGATTAAGTTGATTCTTGCTGAATTCATGCTAGTCGTTGGCGCTTGCGTTATAAGTTATGGCGCACATCTGATCCATAATCCATCTGGCTTTATTGTTGGTGGATTATTGCTAATAATTGGCGGCGTAACAGTCGCACGGGCCGCTTAATGTTATTTACTGATGCGTTTTCATCGCAGAAATCATCATCGACGTATGAGCTTTTTAAAGAGATATACGGTGGGAAACAAACATCATCAGGTAAAAATATAAACATTAATACGGCTATTGATGTTTCTACGGTTTTCGCATGTTGTCGTCTTATTGGAGATGGTATAGCTCAAGTTCCTTTGAAGCTGATGCGCGAAGTAGGCAACGAAAGACTACCAGCGAAAGACCATCCATTATACGAGAAGTTGGCCTTACGCCCTAACCGTTGGCAGACTAGCTTTGAGTACCGGGAGTTGATCGGCTGGCATGTTTCGCTAATGGGAAATCACTATAGTTTCATAAATCGTATAGGCAATAAAATAATCGAGTTATACCCATTTCAACCTCATATGGTGAAGGTTGATTTTGAAAGCGGCGTATTAAGTTATGTGGTTACCGGTGACGATGGCACAAAGCAGAGATTTCCTGCCAAAACAATTTGGCATGTAAGAGGCCCGTCATTAAACGGTTGGTATGGCTTAGAGGCTGTGAAACATGCGCGTGAGGCTATCGGCCTTGCGATGTCGTTGGAAGATACCGCCGCGAGGTTACACAAGAACGGGGCGAAGCCTTCGGGGGTTTATTCTGTTGATGGAAAGTTAAGCCCAGATCAATACAAGGGTTTGCGCTCATGGATAGATGAATATCTGTCAGGCCCTGATAACGCAGGACGACCGCTTATTCTGGACATGGCTGCGAAATGGACGTCTACACAAATGTCAGGTATAGATGCTCAATCATTAGAGCAAAGACGATTCCAGATAGAGGAAATTTGCAGGTATTACAAAATATTCCCGATTATGGTAGGCCACTCAGACAAAGCAACTACTTATGCGAGTAGTGAAAATATGTTCTTAGCTCATTTAGTTCACACGCTCGCGGCATGGTATGAGAAATCAGAGCAATCAATAAACGTTAATCTATTGACAGACAAAGACCGACGCGAAGCTTACTACGCAAACTTTGTCGAAGAGGGCATGCTTCGCGGGTCATCTATCGACACTAAAGAAACTCTTTTGGGATACTTAAACGGTGGCGCAATGACTGCTAATGAAGTAAGGTCTAAACTAGATTTAAACCCGATGACAGATGAATTGTCTGATAAGTTGAGAATACCCGCAAATATTGTTGGCGATATACAAGGAACACCATGAACAATTTAAAAGCCATTTCATCTACTGATAATGAACTGAGAGTAGCGAATTATATTATTTTATTTGGTGGTGAGGACTTAGGCGGCGAATACTTTACCAAAAATACTGAGGTTAAAAGCTCTTATACTGATTTGGGCGTTTTGTATGTTGACTTTGAACATGGCTTCGACCCTGATGGCGTAGGCAATGATGGCGATAATATCTTGGGCGTGGTTGATTGGAAAACAGCAAAAGTTGACGACAAGGGAATATTTGTAGAAAGACTATTAAACCGCCGTTCGCAATATGTGCAATTTGTTGAGGAACTAATTACAGCCGGATTAATTGGCACATCGAGCCAGGCTTCACCCGGCAAAGCAGTTAGGAAAAGCAGCGGCGAAATAATCGAGTGGCCATTAATGCGAGATTCTCTAACCGTTACACCGATGGAACCGAGAATGCTAAACAGCAATACATTGCTTGCTGCTAAATCGTTAGTAGATATTTTCCCAAGCAGCAAATCATTGAGAATGTTAGCAGGGATGGTGCAGAGAGATATTGAATCAATTACAGACTTAAAAAGCGCGGAAAGATACCTGAGGGATTCTGGTATGTCACGCACTGAGGCCGTAGCTTTCATGGCTAAGGCTAAAAACTTCGGACAGAGTGAATCTGATGGGAGTATGCAGCAAATTATCGAGGCGTTAAAACGTCGAGATAGGATACTGGCTGTATAAGCCACTAGAACCAAACACAGCCACCTCCGGGTGGTTTTTTTACGTCTAAAGGAAAATATTATGTCTGAATTAGTAGAAATTAAAAGCCTGATTGAAAAGCAGGGACAGGGTTGGGAAGAGTACAAAAAAACCAATAATGAATTAATCGCAGCAAAGGCAGAAGGTAAAGCCGTTGCAGATTTGGAAGTTAAACTTGAAAATCTTAGCGTTGCGCTTGATAAGTACGCTGATGACAAAAAAGCAATTGAGGACATGATTGCTAAAATCACATCCCCAGGTAAAGGCACTGAAGAAGATAAAGACCTACTTTCTGAGGTTAAAAGCTTCAATTTAATGATGCGCGCCGATTACCAAAGCAAAGGCAAGGCGATTCCAGCAGAATTTGATGTTGACGGATATGCTTATTACAAGGCAGCATTTTTTAAGGTTTCTGCTGGTGTAACGGTTGACTCATTATCAAGTGATGAGCGCAAAGCATTAAGTGCTGGATCAGATCCAGACGGCGGATATCTATTGCCACAATCTACCGTAGGCCGCATGGTAACTAAGCTATATGAGCAATCAACAATGAGACGCTTGGCAGATGTAAGAACTATTAGCACCGATAAAATAGAGGGCATTGTAGACAATGATGAAGCTGATGCCGGTTGGGTTTCAGAGCTTGGCGCTCGTTCCGATACCGGCACTCCGCAGGTCGGCAGATGGGAAATCGAAGCGCATGAAATGTATGCAATGCCTAAAATCAGTCAAAAAGAGATTGATGACGCGGCAACAGATGTTGAGGGATGGTTGGCCGGAAAAGTTGCTGATAAGTTTGCGCGTGTAGAAGGTGATGCATTCATTAACGGTAACGGCGTTGGCAAGCCTCGCGGGCTAGCTTCTTACACCACAGCGGCAACTGGCGACGATACGCGCGCGTGGGGTCAATTTGAACACGTTATTACTGGCACTAACGCGGACTTTAATTCAACAACGAAGGCCGACCCATTATTTGATCTTGAAGGCGCATTTAAAAGCCACTTCTTGACAGATGCACAATGGTTAATGCGTCGTGAAGTTCGCACCAAAATCAGAAAGCTAAAAGGTGCCACAAGCGATTTGTACTTATGGGAACCAGGATTGCAAATGGG